ATGCTCTCCACTATCAAGATAATCTGCGGCAGTATCAATATAATCTGCTGCTTTGGTGATTTTTGATTGAACCCAGGCTTCAATATTACCTTCCCCCTTCATTTTTTTACGAAGTCTTTTTGCCGCAGAAATGATTGTAGAAAGTTCTGATCTAGCCATAGAGTGCTCATGATCTGGTTCTTTGGATTCATTTGCCGGATGAACTTGAGCAATATCATATTTTAGTTGATTTGTAGTCAGCATCGATGGAGTCGAATACATTGCCCAGAATTTAGGACCATATTTACATTCTGATTGAGTTTCATCCTTTTTACATTTTGGACAATATCTTATCATTTCAGTTGCTTCAGATTTTGTTCCCCAATTAGCGGCACCGACCTTACGACATTTTACCAGTGCCCCAGAGTTTCCTGTAATAGTTATAATACCATTTCCATCAGTTTCTTGAAGCATTACCCATGTTGCGTTTTCAGTTTCTGGACACCAAACATCAGAAATATTTTCGTTAATTAACTTAAAATTGGAAGTATTTTTAAATCTTTTATTACTAGTATAATTGCAAGAGTATATGTCTTTATCTTTACTTTTTTTCCAAGTTATTGTACCACAATTTAAAAATGCAGATAATAAAAATGCATCTCTGTGAGATATATCTTTTTGTTTAAATCCAAAAGATTGTTTTTGATCATAGGAACTTGTATATATCCAATCTAATTCTCCTACATTTTTTATGTTTTCTGTTAATCTTTCAACTTTTTTTTGATTTCCATCATAAACAATTGCACTAAATAACCAAGTTTGTCTTTGTTCGCTAGTTATATCTAAAATATACTTTACCCAGTTATCTCCATATTTAAATATTTTATCTTTTTTTAATTTATTCCCCCCATTATAAGGTGCCGAGACTACTAAATGTTTATTACACTTATTTTGTAATAAATCATTAGTTTCTATTAAAGACTTATCATTTATTCTACTATATTTTTCTATTCTATTGCCCTTAATTTCGGGCAACTTGACTACCCATTTGTGATTATCTGTGCATTCAAATATGAACCCATTATTTCCACTTTTAATTATATTGGTTTTTACATTTTTATATCTGTGTAAATTCAATATTGGTTTAAACTCTAACTCATCATTTTTAATATTGTAAGTCAGTATTTGATCTCCTACATTAAGATCATTAACATTTTTCCAAGAATCTCTGGTTAAAGCTTTAGTGCTATGTTCCGGAACACATGCATATGCACTTGGCCAGACAGAATATCTTGATTTTACTTTAGTATAACAAGCATCTTTTTTTCCACTTCCTTTTCCGGGTTTGTCTTTTGTTGCTTCGTTGAGTTTCATTGCTTCTTTAATTCCTGGTTCTGCTTTTACATAATTGGGATCTTTTTTACCTTTAGCAAAAGTTGGAACATTAGTCGGTTTAGCTGCTCCAGATTTTACTTGCTGTGATTTATCTTTTTCTCTTTTGCGGCGAACTGCTGATCTAATTAAGGATTTTCCTTTTTTTCCTTTTCTTTTTAGAGATTTCAATCTTTCACTACTAAAACATTTTGGTGTTTTTGTTTCTCCGGGTTCATTTGCACACGGTGATCCATCTGATTGGACCCATCCAGGTTTTCCATCTTTCGATTTAGATCCTTTAAACCAATGATGAAGAGTTCCCATTTATAATTAAGATTTATCCTTACTATTTAGAAAACCTTGCTTTAATAATTTCGACAACTCTGAAGTTGAGCCAATAAATACGGCATTATTGGTTACATTTGTAGATTTAGATGCGTCTTCTTCCACTTCTTTAACCTTTTTCTGAAGATCGATTAATTTATCCGCAACATCTCCCACGCTTTTAATTAATTGACCTGCAACTTCATATGCTCTTGGAGAATCACTCTCACTTGCAAGTTCCATGATTCCGTTAATTGCTTCCTGACCCTTTTCTATCAAAGAATATAGATTTGCTCTGGAATATTCATAGTCTTTTTTTATATCATCAATTCTGGATGAAGAAACATTAACCGGAATATCAATTGATGTGGAAGATTTTTCTACTTCGACAATACTACTTTCAATATTTAAAGCTTTATCCAAGTCTTCATAATTATTTTTCATATTCTACTAAATATCAATTTTTTGAGTAGGACTGTATGTCTTACTATCAAAAAACATTTCTACCGATTCATTAAATCCAAAATCATCATCAGGATCGGCATCAATCGGATCAGGAGTAACGGTGTATCTCATTTCTCTTTTTGCAACTTTTGGATCAGTTCCGGTATAATAATCAACCTGAACCTTACGAATAAGTCCATCTGCACTGTCCGCAACAGGACCAAACAGATATGTTTTGGCAGTAAAGTTTAGTGTATATATTAAAGTTCTTCGAGTAGAATAGTCTCCCTCATAATCATCTGTGAAAGAAACACTATCTAAAACTATTGGAATATCTCTTTTTTCTCCTATGGAATCCACTAAATCAACGGTTAAATTAAATGACGGTTGAAAACTAGGAAGAATCTGCTCCACTACCTGTAGAGCATCATCTTGCAATTTAGTCATAATATTTAATTGAAATCCAATATTATAAGGAACCGGCATATAAACTTTTTTTATAGTATCACCATTTCCGCAAGTTTTAAATGTTTGTATTATACTTGCTTTTCTTGTAGAATCATATTGAATAGAAGTCATCTCAAATGACATTCTTGGTAAGGTAATTTGAATTGGTTTATTCAATTCTGGTTGCTGCTCGATTCTGGCAAGAAACTTTTGAACTGGTCCATATCCAAGAGGAACCTTCATCTGACTGATTGCTATATCAGATGAATTTTTATGTTCTATGTAAATATCATTAAAAAGCGTTCCAAAAGCAGTAACCGTCTTTCTTATAATCTGATGGTAGAAGTAGGTTCCCAACATTTTGTATACCTTTTATCAAATTATTAACGTATAATATATTTATAGTATCAATATGTACCAAAAGGATTAGATTCCGAAAAATCTAATATTAAGTCAGCTTCATTTTGTATTTGTAAATTGTCACCATAAGTATCATATGAATTCCAATTACTATAAGACTCTGTAGAATATCGGGCATTAGATATTGATCCCACGATTGCTTCTCCCGGAAAAAATCCTTTTGATGCGACATTACTTACAATTGAAACTTTAAGAATCTTTGTATCTAAATCCCAAGACTTAACTCGTGCCTTTGTTCCTGATCTGGAACCGGTTACGATTTCATTGAATACATAGTTTCCTGTTCCTGTTAAAATTGGTGGAGGATCTATAATAACTTGTGGGGAAATTGTATAACCGACACCAGGATTTGTTATTCTTATGGATTTAATATTTTGTGCTGACCCAATTCCACATTGGGCAGTTGCCGTTTCTCCTAGTCCAACGTTTCCAATAATTCTTACTCTTGGAGAAGTTGAGTATCCTACACCACCATCTGTAATATTAATTGATACAATACCAAGATTAGTTTTTTCTATGATACAGGTTGCAGCAGCTCCCGCTCCATTTCCACTTATAGTAATAATAGGAGGTACGGTATATCCTGCTCCGGCATTAATTAGAGAAATATTTTTAATTAAATAGAATCCAGACTTTAATACTGTGTCTACCTGTGCAGTCGCTCTAACCCCTCCGGAAGGCGCTGTGCCGATAGATACTGTGGGTGGAGAGGTATAACCATGCCCATCGTTGTTTAGAACCACTCCTCTGACATATCCGGATCCAATTCCGGCGGATGCGGTTGCAATTCTTCCAACTCCTATAAGTTTTAGAGTAGTTATATACCCCTCATCTTTTATTGTATTATCTACTTCTTTAATCGTAGTATCAATAACTTCATCTTCATACTCAAATAATTCACATTTAAGTTCATAAACATATAATTTACCTAATTGATAAAAAGGTTGTTCGTGCTCTACAAACTTTACTTCAAACAAACGCTGCCCCAGTGGAAAATATACAAGATCTCCTTCTCTTGGTCTTGATGATAAGACTATTTCTTCATCATCTGATTCCAGAAAAGGAGCAATAAAATCTTCGTATCTTTCTTTTGATATGACTAAACTTAATTCATCCTTTAAACTTACACCAAACTTCGTTAGAATATCTCCCTGACCACTATAACCATCAAAATTATTTAAATATGCTTCTATTAAAAAATTATCATTAAATTTAGAAGATGAAACCTCTTTAAGAATAGTTTCTCTTCTTACAAATTTTCTTGGAATATAAATTACTTCTACACCAAAAATTTTCAATTGTTCATTGACTATTTCTTGTATTAATCTTTGTTCATTTGCAGAACCTTGAAGAAAAAAAGGATTGAGTGCCATTATTATCCAATAAAATCATAAGGTGGAAGTTCGTATTCGGATGCCATTCTTTGTCTTAAACTTTCCAATTCTTTTTCTGCATCATCATAAAGTTCTCTTCCATTTAATTCAGTACCACCCGGAAGTTTTACACCTCTAAATTTAATTAAGTTTTGCCCCCACTGCCTTTTAATTAAAGAAGTTAAATACTTTTTTAAAAAACTGTCATTATAAACTTCCGTGAAGGTATTTGGGTCTAATATTCGATAGCAATCTATGACAATATAATCACCGACTTGTTGTGCTCCCCAATCAATATCCAGATACATTCTATTCTGTCTTTTATTAAATCTGATTTGCTTGTCGGTGCTTAATAGAAAATCAATATCTTCCAAATATCTCTTTGTCATAGAATATTGCAATAAATCAACGGAGTTGAAATAATATAAATCATTCAAAAATAATTGATACTTGATACTAAACATTCCTCTTGAAATTGAACTAGTGTCAAATTTAAAAACTTTTTCTATTCCAATTACAGAATCTGGAATTTGAATAAAATTAGATGTTTCATAAAACTTTGATGTAACCGTACCAAGACCTGTGATATTTCCGGATGATGCCGTTGTTTCTACTATTCCCACTCCGTTTGTATTTTTTGCCTTTCCTCTATCAATATCTTCTTGAGAAAATTGATGTTTAAGATACATTCTTTCAACGCCATCAAAATGTCGTTCCTGAAAATATTGCAGAGCATCATCAACTAAATCATCAATTTGTTCGTCGGCAACATTAATTTCAAGAACCGGTGCCCCAAGTCTTCTTAAACAATAATCTACAAGTTCTTGTCTGCTTGCTGGTTTTGACATTAATAAGTACCTCCATCTATCGATCCACTTATAATTAGATTTCCATTTATAAAAACATTTCCATTAAATGTACTGATTCCAGTTACAGTCAGTGAAGTTACTGATGCAATTCCTCCGACTACATTTCTGGATGCCTGCGAATATCCTCCGGCAGATAAACCCGAAATTACTCTGATTGCATTTTGTTGCCCGGTTCTATCCTGCGTCATTATCGAGTAACTCCCTGTTTAACTGAAGCAGATCCTTCAATTACTCTTGTTGCAACTCCAAGAGGACTAATCATAACAACATCATATACATATCTTCCGGGATTTAATAGTGCAGTTTCTTCTGGTGTTAAACTAATCATTATCATTCCCGCAGATGGATCTAAAATTTCTGTTTGTAAATTTATATAAGTAGAACTTCCATACCATTTTTTTATTTGAGATAGAATATTATATTGACTCAAATTAAAACTGGAATTAGTAATGAAGTCGTTCAAAAAAAATATATGATTAAAATTAGACCCAGCATCAATAATTAAATTACTTACATATACTGACGACATTTACTTTTTATGTTCTACTTATTATTTATATTTACCACATTTATCTTAAATTAATCAATAAAATTAAATTTATGCCGAAAGAACTGAACCTTCTCTGACTAATGCCATTCCTTCAATTATTTTGTTAGTAAAATTAAAAGGAGTGATAATAACCGCATCATAAACATATCTTCCCGGACTTAATAATTTAGTTTGTTGTCGAGATAATTTCAAACTTATTGTTCCATGAATTGGATCAATAATTTCGCAGTCAAATTCCTTAAAATTTGAACTTCCATACCATTTTCTCAATTGTGCCCGTAAGGTGCATCCGGTCAAATCTACTCCTTCTAAAAAAAATTTTTCATTAAAATCTGAACCGGCATTTATTACCAAATTAATTGTATATACTGCCGCCATTTACTTAATTGAGTTTATGAATATTTATAGATCGGTCAGAGTATTCAAAACTTCTTGCTGCTTCAAATATAATTTACAATAAAGTTTAGAAAAATTTCTTAATTCTTCTTCATTTAAAGAATCAATTACTCGCACATGTTTTTCATATTCGAATAATTTGCCAATAGTTTCGAGTTCAATTTCATCTGGATTCATTTATTAATTCTCTCAATAGCGTTTTAATTTCATCAATATCTTTTTTTATTTGATCTATTTCGTTTCTTTGAGTTTCTCTATTATGAATTGTATTTAGATATTGATTATAAGCGACGGAATCACAATTTACAATAGCTCCGGTATTTTCATCTCTATAAAGATTTTGATATCCCTTTACTCTAATCATCTTACCGCAATTGTTCTTAATTCTTTAATTCTTGGAGGATATGCCTGATTCGTTCCGGACATTACGATTTTAATTACATATCCATTAAATAATCCAAGATTATTTGCAGTAAACTCATATTCTTTAAATTGATTATCTAAACTAGAACTTACAAAAGCATCCGGTCTTCCACTATTTTTAGAAGAATCGACAACAGAATATCCTGCCGAAGTAGTGTATGCTAAATTATCATAACCGGGAAATAGTTCAAATGATTGTTCTATTTCGCTTGAATCTGGTCTAAACAAACTATAAAGAACTCTAAAATCAGCGGATTCGTGACGATATGCCGATAGAATTACTTTTAGTGATGTAGCGGGTTGAACAAGATTTACTGCTCTTGATACATAGACCGCAGAGTGTGGATCATTTAGTATTGAATTCACTCTTCCGTCAGTTGTATAATCAGAAATCGGACTATTCAAACGACTAGAAATAAACTCTGTAAATGCCGTATCCAAGAATAATATGGGCGATAAATTGGAATCCGTTGTATTAAAGGTAATTCCAGTTGTAAATGATTTATTTCTTGGTAGAGCACCGAGATATTCCGTTTCATTTTCTTTGGAACACACAAGTCTTACTGTTCTTAATGTATTCAATGCATTTAATTGAATTGGTTCAAATCCATTATCTAAAAATGATGTTTCATTTCCACCAATACTGGTTCCAGTAACAGTTCTAATTACTGCCGAAGTTGATGTTGAAGATCCTGGTGTATTCAAATCATATGTAGGAACTATTGAACTATACAAAATATTTTCGGTGGCAAGAACTTTAGAACCTCCTAATTTTGACTCGGAAGCAAATGATAATTCTGGTGCTTCAGCAGGAGATCCGTCTAAACTTCTATTGATTCCATTTAATGATCGATTAATTTTAAGATAATATCCATCAATTCCAATATCTAAGTCATCAATATCGTGAGTTGTATTAATTCTCCGCAAAGAAACTCCATTCAATTCATACTTATATAAGAGAGTTCCAGTATCATAAGGAATTGAAATAGTAGAATCAATACCTCTAACAATGGTTCCCAATAATCCACTACCAACGGATGCATAACTAATAATCTCGTTTCCAATTTTCACATATCCCAGATTTGATCCACTTACGGGAATTCCTTCAAAAGTTGCAAAGTTTGATGTATTTCCAATCGAAATCGATGTGGATGATGAAATTAGATTAGAAACAATCGGAACCGGAGCATAACTCGATTCGGCATTACTGATTCTAAGTTTATTTGTATTTCCATACATTTGATGATCAAAATGATCAACTCTGACATAATTTCCGGAATATTGATTTGTTGAATCTGAACAAGTTCTAATCGTAATTCCGGGAGCAGATTGTATTATATTTGAATTATCATAATAACTCAATTCGTTAACAGATGCAGTTCCAAAATCAAATACTCCCTGAACACCTTCCAGATATAAAGTATCCAATCCGGTTCCTGTTCCTGAAATGGTAATTCTTGCATCTTTTCCTGTATTAGAGGAAACACTGGATGTTACAATACCAACAACATCTCCAGTTTTATAACCGTTTCCATTATTCACAATCACCGGTGTTCCTGTAATTGCTCCGTTAGTGGCAGTAATATTTAATACGAGTCCA